GCGTAGTTGTTGGTAATACCCTTGTCAGAACTATATCAGGTGCTACTTCTAGTTTTGTTAGTGCTAGCGGCATGACTGCTTCTGCTAATGTCTTTGTAAATAACACGTGATAACACCTTTAACCCAGACTTTATAAACACTAATCATGATTAAAATTATTCGCCCTATTGTTCTCGCTTTTCTTTCTTCTGATGCTGTTAAGCAGTTGATCGTAGAATTGTTGGAGGCGTTGGCAGCTAAAACTGATAACACTATTGATGACACAGCTGTACGTGTTATCCGTGAAACTTTGATTAAGGAGTAATCCAATGTCTAAGCGAGCAAGTGAAGAAGCTTTTGAAGAGCTTCATTGCATCTTGACGAATGAGATTATTACCAGAATTAAGTCCGGTGAAGCCACGACTGCAGATCTCAGAGCTGCGATTGATTGGCTGGCTAAAAATGACATCACTGGCGTAGCAGTAACTGGAAGCCCCCTTGCTGGTCTAATTGGTTTGATTCCAGAATTGACGTTCGAGGACGTGAATGGCTAAGTCATCTCCAGCCCGTCTAAGGGCACAGGCTAAATACAATAGGAAACCGGCTCAGAAAAAACGCAGGGCTTCCTTAAATAAAGAAAACCGACGTCGTAACACATATGGTAATGGCGATGGTAGAGATGTTAGTCATAAAAAGAATGGCAAAACCGTTCTAGAAAAGGCATCTACTAACCGTCGTAGAAATGGCCGGAATGGTAAATCTAAGTTCAAAACCTAATTAAAACAACTCAATGAGCCAATGGATACTCCCCGAAGCCTCATGCACGATCTTCTTTGCTTTCGTTCTGGCGATGCTAAGCGAATGTGGAGAGAAAGCATTAAGGTCCGGGATGGTCATAAGTGTGTCTACTGTGGATGTACTGAAAATCTAACCATTGATCATGTTCACCCAAAATGTAAGGGTGGTTTCGATCATGCCGACAACTGCGTAACAGCCTGTCGTCCCTGTAATCAAGCTAAGGGATCCATGCATGTTGACGTCTTCATGCAAACAATTTTGAACGTAGCTTAAAATGGAAGTAGCAGTCACTGTCCTGATTGCCGCCTTCTCAGGTTTAGGCGTCCAGCTTGGACGTCTTAACTCTAGAATCCATGAGCTTGATAGAAGATTAGATGGTATCGAAGTTAAAGTTGCAGAAAACTATGTGACTAAATCTGATATGTCTGAAATCCTTAATCGTGTGACTGATCATATGGTCCGTATTGAGGACAAGCTCGATAACCTTCAACAAACTATTAAATACAACTGATGACTATTCCTTCCCCCACTACGCACACCGTGGATGTAAAGGGACCTTCCTCCTACACCACTGAGCGTAAGAAAGGCGGCTCTGCTCCTGCAGCTGGTGCTAATTTCTCTGCTGTTACTGATGTCCGTGGTGCTCTTGCTGTTTGCTCTGCTGCAGTAAAAACTGATCGTACTGTCACTAATAACTCTATTGGCAGAGCATCTTCTGTTCTGAGCTGATACAGATGGCTTCTAAGAAAAAAGGAGCTATGAAAGGATGCGGGATTAAAAATGGATGTAAATCAAAGAAAGGCGGCCTAACAGCTAAAGGCCGAGCCCGTATCAATAACAAAACTGGATCAAAACTAAAAGCACCAGTCACCGGCAAGGTGAAGCCTGGTTCTAAAGCCGCTGGTCGCCGTAAGTCATTCTGTGCTCGTTCTCGGGGATGGACTGGTGAACGCGGTAAGGCCGCTCGGCGGCGCTGGAAATGTTAAACCTTATCTACTCGAACAATGCCTTCAGGACCCGGAACATACGGCTCTAAGCGTGGTCGCCCACCCGCCAAAAAGAAGCCTATGAAAAAAACAATGAAGAAAACAAAATGAGCCTATATAGAAACATCAATAAGCGTAAAAAGGCTGGAACCTCCCGGTCTAAAAAAAATTCCACTGTATCAGCCAAGTCCTACTCAGCAATGAAAGCGGGCTTCCCTAAGTCTAAAAAGAAAAAATGAAACGACCTGACTTCACTTTTAATGAGTGGCAGTCGTTATCAGATGAACTATATAAGGCCCTCCCTGCGTGGTTGGCCTTTATTATTTCTGGATACTTGTGGGGCTTAGAGCAACGCTACATAGCCTATAAAGTACAGAAAGCTGTTGATGATGCCATTGTGCCTATAGCACCTCCAGAGCCTGTTGTAGGGGCTCCTAGGTACTACTCAGAGCCATCTGAGGTTGAGGGGCTAGATAATATCGGATTCAAATATGAATTTACAAGAACTAGAACAAAAAATCAAGACTGATTTTAAAGTATTCCTCTCCCTTGTTTGGCACGAATTAGATCTACCCAAACCTACTAGAGCACAACTTGCTATCGCTGATTATCTTCAACATGGTCCTAAGCGTTTGCAGGTTTCTGCTTTCCGTGGTGTTGGTAAATCATGGATCACCGCTGCTTTTGTGTTGTGGATTCTCTTCAACGACCCCGATAAAAAGATTATGGTTATCTCAGCTTCTAAGGAGCGAGCTGATAACTTTTCTATCTTTTGTCAAAAACTTATCCTTGATATTGAATGGCTCAGTCACCTTGGACCCCGTGACTCTGATCAACGTTGGTCACGCATAAGTTTTGACGTCGGACCAGCCAAACCTCACCAAGCACCGTCCGTAAAATCCGTTGGTATCACTGGGCAAATGACCGGAAGTAGATCAGATGTACTAGTCTACGACGACGTTGAGGTTCCTGCCAACTCGGCCACAGATATGCAACGGGAGAAACTTCTACAACTGGTCACCGAATCTGAATCTATCCTCACACCTAAAGATGATTCCCGAATACTCTTTCTGGGGACTCCGCAGTCAACATTCACGATCTATAGAAAACTTGCAGAACGCTCGTACCGTCCCTTCGTGTGGCCGGCTAGATATCCAAGGGATCTCTCTAAGTATGAAGGATTACTCGCACCTCAGTTGGTCGAAGACATCGAAAAGGGTGTGGAGCCCTGGAGCATTACGGACACGAGGTTCAGCGATCTAGACCTCATGGAAAGGGAGAGCGCAATGGGGCGCTCAAACTTTATGTTGCAATTTATGCTCGACACAAGTCTGAGCGATGCTGAGAAATTTCCCCTTAAATTCCAAGACCTTATCGTCACACCTATTGGCACTGAATGTGCTGATCGTTATGCCTGGTCAGCAGATCCTCGATACATGATCAAGGATTTAAACCCCGTAGGACTACCCGGAGATCGCTTCTACGGGCCGATGTTCATTGATGAGGGTATGTGTGACTTCCAAGAGTCCATCGTGTCAGTAGACCCTAGCGGGAGAGGAACTGATGAAACGTGCGCAGTCGTGCTATCTCAAGCCAATGGTTATATCTTTGTTCGTGACCTTGTTGCTTTCCGGGATGGCTATAGCGATAACACCTTATCTAGTATTGTTCGACTTGGCAAACGATATAAAGCAAGCCGTCTCCTCGTCGAATCCAACTTCGGGGACGGAATGATATGTGAGCTATTTAATAGACACATTATCCAACAACATGCTGGCTTCTCTACTGAAGAGATTCGAGCAACCGTTCGCAAGGAAGAAAGGATCATCGACACACTTGAGCCTGTCATGAACCAGCACAAACTAATTATCGATCCAAAGGTCTGGGAATATGATTACTCTTCAAACCCTGATGCTCCACCTGAAAAACGACTTGAATACATGCTCGGATACCAGATGTCCCGTATGTGTCGAGAAAAAGGAGCTATTAGACATGATGACCGAGTTGATGCCCTTGCTCAAGGAGTCCAGTGGTTCATAGATGCCCTGGCACAATCAGCACACAAAAAACAAGCCGAACGAAAACACGAAGAGTGGGCTGCAATGATGTATGCCTTCGAGAATGAACCCCACCTAGCCACAGATGCTCTGGTCTTAGGTCACAGCTTTAAAGACTTGTCTTCTGTACCTAATAACCGTGTCTATGACTGGACTTAGAAGAAGTGGCGTCCCTTAGGCAAGAGAAGTGGTGCTCTCTTGTGTGGATATGCGGTGAGATTGGGAGCACTCTGCTGACGAAATTGCGTCGAGGGGCTTCCTTTCTCTGCCTATTTACACAACCAAAACTAAATCATGGCTGTGAGGGTGTAACTCCCGTGTCGTCCGACGGGGCACAAGCAAAGCACACAGATCCCAGTACATATTGATTAACACCCCCGTCGGTGTCTCGTAGACAGTACGAGGAACCCCGCCAGGGGTGACTGGACTGACACAGAGCACGGTGAAGTGTAATTAACACAAACACACAAACCGTATATACACTTATGAAAGCCAAACCTTTTCCACTTAATAACTCTGGTCTGTTTGTTGAGTTCCATAGAGCTAAAGATGGACCTGATTACTTTGTTATCTGCTATAAGAATAAAAGTAGAACAGTCCCTACTGTTGATCCTAAAGATGTATGGAGAGTTCTAGGCCCTGCCAAGTTTACTCCCACAGGTAAAGAGCTCAAATCATGGGCTGAGGAGATGGTTAATTCTTATCTTCCAAAACCTGATGCTGGTAAAGATACATCGTTTGCCTCTGATGTGCTCCAGGAGGAGCTAGAGGACCCTACAAGTAACACTAAGATGGTTGTCTGACTATGTCTCGTAAAGAACGCCTTGTAGAGGCTCTGGAGAGGCTTAGAGAGATCAATGGTTCTCCTGATCTAATTAAGTCTGTACTGCAAGCTCTCCAAGATCTTGAATGTAAAGAGCCCGGAGTAAAATGACAAAAATCTCTGAAGGGTATCGATAGATCGCCAGCCATCGAGCACCCCCGTATACCCCCTCCGGTCCGAAAAAAAGCAGGTAGGGGGGAGGTCTAAGTATCCAGACCCCAGTCATAGCAAGGGGTCTCATTAGTCTGTATCTCTAATTGGGGCTATATTCTCAATACTGAGAGCCTATTGATTTTCAACAAGCCTTGTTTGTTGCGATCTCAACATTTATTTATGGAGCTATCTGTTCGAAAACATAATGAGCAAAGAACACATCTATCAAAACAACATCCGGCGCTCACTAGGTGAAGTGTGGACACAACTTGAGCGACTGATGATGACACTGCCCCCTGAAACTCATCTTGACTGGGATACACTCAGCAAAGAACACAAACGAACAATTAACAACATCAAATCAGTGGAAGCTGAGTGGATCATCGACCCTTCAATTCGCCGTGAGTTGTCAATGCTTAGCGAAGATGGCCATGAATAAACTTATTGTGTTTGGTGTTTGTGTATTCATGCTTGCAACAATCACTCATCAACCCTGTAC